GGAGGCTTCCCCCCCTGGTGGCGATTTACCCATCATGATATTTAATCGTGAACGCGGATCGCTACTAGAAAGTGAAAGTACTGAACCAGTCAATTACACATATTGGCTGGATGACGTGCCTACTTATAACAGTAGGACTAATGCTGAATATCGCTATACCCAAGACGTCTATGAAAAATATGGCGCTGGTGTATGGCAATATAAGCCCTTTCACTCTGTCAAACGGTCGCTTTCTCACCATCCGCAAAAATACGGTCCCACACTTGCAATGCCTTGTAATGGATATAATAAGCACCCTGAGAAAATTGAGGGTGTCTGGTGCCCAGCTACATCGATGTTTTCCACACCGGTGTTTCCTGAGCCAAACCAGAATATCCTAGGAAGACTCGGTGGTAAAGTCGAAGCTCGTTTACCGAGCCTAAGACCTAACATCGATTTATTCGTCTTCCTGGCAGAAGCACGGGAAATAATGGAGCTTGTAAATGTCCTGAAGTTTCAGGCAGGTACTTTGCTAGAGAAAGCAGCAGGGAAGAATCTTGAAATGCACTTCGCCGTCTTGCCTATGATAGGTGAGATGAAGTCTATTATTAGAATGATAGCTTCACTTAAAACCAAATACAATGGTTTGGTGAAGGGTGCAGGGAAGGTTCATGATCTGAAGGCTAGTGTTATAAATCCATTGGAGAAAACTGTTACTGAATTTTACAGTGACAATTATTACCCGCCGGGTTGTACACAGGATTGCCCTACAGGGTTCAGTCCTTCAACATACGTGCTTACCAGCAAGTATGAAGAGTACTATAGCGCTACCGTAAAATACCGATATGCTATGCCTGAGCACTCGACCGAGTTTGGTCGGAAACTAGGCGCAATACTCACTACAATAGGTCTAGATGTGTCAATCGAAAGTTATTGGGAACTTATACCCTTTAGCTTCGTAGTCGACTGGATTTTTAATACCGATCGGCTGTTCAAAGCATTGCACCTTGATGATGCAGGGTTAGATGTATCCACAGAGATCATCGATTGCTGTGTCGTTAGGCGTGGATTGTTGCGAAGAAACCTCGAATATAATATGCCGTGTTTTAGTATGTACACGGGTAATGATATCGGGTTGACAGATACGTCTATTGTCTTAGACAGGTGGGTTGGGGACGAAGCTTATGAAATGTTAAATGGCCCCTGGTTTAAACTTCCAGGTTTTATGCAGTTGCACTTAGGTGCATCACTATTGGTCCAGTTGAACCGGTAGTGATTTGCTGATAACCACTCAACTATTAACTTAGGAGGATTCCTTATGTCAACAAGAGCTGACGTTACAGTCAACAGTGTAGCCCGTACGTATACCCCAAACTGGCATGCATTATATGCTGGTGCCATCGGAAACGGTGATACGAGTTGTGAAACCGTGGATATTACAGACGGTGAATCAATCATCCGCCGTACCCATTCGGTGTCAAAACAGGGTGTAGAAAAACATTACGAGAGCGTCGAGGACATCATAAAAGATGAAAACGGCGTTACCCACAAGGTCAAAGTCGGAGTTACGATCACTTACGAAAGTAATGATCCGTCCGAAGAGACTCGAGCCAAATTATTGGCCGAAGGATATCTCGCTAATGTAGGGTCGTCCACTGAATTAGCTTCGCTAACCAGTGGTGAACTGCGGAAATAACCGCTAGTTATCTTGTTGCCATCAGGGAGGGATTCCTTAAACTTTATGAAAATAAAGCAGGAATTAAAAGCCTTTTCTCGGGTCAAGGCTGGGGGGCAAAGCCCCTCGGCCCTATTACGGGCAGAACTTACCCATATCCGAGACCTCCATATTTTGCTAATCCGCGATGTTGCAGAAAGTGTCGATTATGATGCGGAACGCGACATTGAAACTTTATTAACACGTTACCGCCATGAGGGCTTCGCTCTTATGTCGAAGACGCTTCCTAAAATGGATAAAGCCTTATTGGAAGGCTTACAGGAAGGGTTCTATCAACAGACCTACTTTAAACGCGCGTCAAAGCGCGGGGTCCGTCTAGCTCTCCCGAGTTTTACCTTGGGTTTACTTAACCGTATCTTCGATGCAGAGTCTGGACTTATCAAGCCCAGGCCTGACTACACCGCTATCGCGGCATTACATCAGATCTACTCATTTACATACAAATATGAAGTAGAATTACCTGATGACGTAGTCGTTAAGTGTATTGAGCAGATGATAGACACCGATAGGTCCCTACCATCCTCTCTTCATTATTTTTCTATAAGAGGAGAGTATCCAATTAGTGACAGCGATTTTGTATTAACAAAAGCACGCCTACTACTCGATACTGTGTTTCGTGACTGTGATTTAGAAAAGATCACACCGAGGCACGGTCCCGGGGCGTCTAATGAGGTGCTTAAGCCACATGAAAAATATCATTTCACGCGACTTAGTCGAAAACTTACTAAAGCATATTGTCCAGCTAATTATTTTGCTGGAACAGTTGCGGACTTTTTTGCGCGTAATCCATTGGCACGTAAAGTTATTGTGTCATCTGGGTCTGTGCAAGGTTCGTTTTCTGTTGATCCTAAAAAGGTCGAACAATATGTCTCTAGAAAAGGTAGACCGGATGAGATTACATTGTCAGAATTTATGTCAATGTGCTCCAAGGTGTGCCCTGTACCTAAAAATAGTACAACTGCACGAATTATTAGTTCGGAGCCAGTCGGAAACATGTGGGTACAGCAAGGACAAAGCCGCAAGATCGTAAATCTATTAGGTGACCACCCTTTGACCAAAGGTCATGTTAATTTTGATGATCAAACGATTAATCAAGATTTAGCAATCAGGGGTAGTTTAAACGGAAACCTAGCAACAATTGATTTGTCAGAGGCATCCGATAGGGTGTCCAGGGCGCTTGCATATGCCCTTCTGCCGAATCACATATATAAAGCATTAGACGCTAGTAGGTCAGAGTATTCGATGATTGTTTGGCCTAATGGGAATAAATCCTACATAAGGCTGAATAAGTTTGCACCAATGGGGAATGGTTTTTGTTTTCCCATAGAGTCCGTTATATTCTGGGCTCTTTCGGTGGCATGTATTCAAGTACTCTACAACGTCGGTTTAGAAACCGCGTTAGAATGCGTCTTTGTTTATGGCGACGATATTATTGTACCCTCTCACTTCTCATCTGGAGTGATGGACACTTTGCCGTCATTTGGGTTTAAAGTTAATACCCACAAGTCGTATTCACGAGGTTTATTTCGGGAATCTTGTGGCATGGATGCATTTGGAGGGGTAGATGTAACTCCTTTAAAGCTGAAAACCCGTGCCCCACGACGTATAAGTCAGGCTGAATCAATTTCTGGATGGGTCGACTTTGCTAACGAATGCAAAAGCCGAGGATATATGCGGCTGTATGGCAAAATGAAGAGCCATATCGAGCGTTTGACTGGTCCCCTACCTAGTTATCCGCGCAAAATAGGTATTTTGACGTGGGTAGGTGAGGATACTCTAGTATCAACAGAGGAACCCGAACCGATTGATAGGTCTAAGCCCTGGTATCAGGGTCGAGTTGTAAGGGGTTGGGCTTTGCAGGTTCGTAAATACAAGCCTGTGAAATCTGAGTTCCCTGAGTGGCTCGCACTAATGCGACGGATTGTTACACCGTCATTAAAGGACAATGGACACTTAGACAAGGAGCATCCAATAGCTCTGATGATCGATGACGTTCGTTGTTTCGCATTGCGATACGCCGTGAAACTCAAAAGGAAGCGTGTATTCCTCACCTAATTGCAAAGGTGGAACATAACGTGGG